GCTGCAACGAATCCATTACTTGCTTATGTAGATTTCGGAGCAGACCAAACCGCAACAAACGGAAACTTTGCGATTACATGGGATGCTAACGGGATTCTGAAGATCACCGTCAGCTAGAAAGGCGGTGCTATAATGAAAATTGGAATCGGAGTAGACCAAGTATCACCACCTAGTCAATCATCGGATGGATGGCAGTTAGCATATGCGTGGGCGACAACACTCGCCCCTTCCATCCAAACAACGCAAAGACAAGACACAACCATTACTGCTTTAGTTCCTAACGCTCAGGCTTCAGGAATCGCACCTGTAGTGGATACTTCATCAGCTTTGAATGTAAATGTATCACCTACAGTCGTAAACGCTCAGGCTAGTGCCGGGATGCCTGTAGTGGATACAACAAAAAGCCCTAATGTTTTAGTTCCGATTGCTAATGCACAAGCAACAGCGGGAGTACCATCGGTTTCAACTGGAACTACTGTAAACGCATCCGTTAGTTCTGTAGTTGCAGGAGCGAACGCTTCAGCAGTAACACCTACCGTAAGTGCTACAAGTGGTGGGGGAGGTACAACCTACCTTCAATTAGACGGTGTGGATGATTGGATTAAAACCCCCGTTATGTCTTATACCAAAATCTTAATAGATATGACTCATGGAACAAGTTTAACTGGATCATATCTCTACGATTCGTTAGCTGGTGAAGTATATGAAAATAATGATATTGAAAAAAAGAGTGGATATGGTACACTTTCAGTTGTTAAAAATGGGGTAACATCAACAGCTAACAATTTTAACAACGTCTTTTCTGCTGACGAACGTGGAGTTTTAACAGCAGACACAAGCGTAAGGAATTGTTTTTTGACGTTCTTTACACATAATGGAACGTCCGGTTTTAAAGACGCTAAAGTTTATGACATTAAAATATATAACGGTGCTACTCTTGTGGCATGGTACGACATGTCCACCGGAACCGTACAAGACCAATCCAGCAACGGAAACCACGCCATTTTAAATGGTGGAACATGGGCGGTGGCTTAATGAAATACTCAATTAGGGGTTCATTTAATTTAACAGATAAGCAAACCATACTAAACACAATTGAAAAATATCCATTATGGCGGCCTATTGAAGAAGGAGAATCCGATGGGATTTACTTCTTTGAGGTTTTCCTGAATGCGGAACTAGATAAGACGAACCTATTCGAAGAACTGAAGCCTTTAGTTCAAGAAGGGGAATCGATTGATTGGCATGAATGCTGCCATGATGAAAACATAAAGCGACCATGCGTGATCGCAGAAACTTATAGTAAGTAAGGAGGTATTTACATGCCGGACATTTCAACCAACTTAGGTCTGAACCTTCCGAAAGGATCAGATACCTTTGATTATGACGTATTCTTACATCAAAACTTCCAAAAAATTGACGATAAAGCCGCTTCAACCGATGCATCTTTGGCAGAAAAGGCGTCATTTAAAGATGAAAATGTAAGTTCGCTTTATATTGCTCCGTTTTTTAGAAGTAACTCAGATACAAGCGTTGATTTATATGCTTCTAATGATGGAGTTAACTTTAATTTAGTTAGCAACATGCCTCTATTTAGTGAACGGGATAGTGCAATTATCTATAGAGATGGCTATTTTTATGTGTGTTGTACTCAATCTGTTACGACTCCACCGTATGAATTTAAAATTAAGCGAAGCAAGAATCTAAAGGATTGGGAAACATTCAACATCAATTTAGGTCTAGTCAACTCTACCTATCCAGCATGTTGGGCACCTGAATGGTTTGAAGATGACAACGGTAAGTTATATGTCACATTTAGTTTACAAGTTGGTGCCAATAATGATATGCGTCCTTATATTGTGGAAGTGACCAATTTATTAAATTTACAATTCGGTACCCCAACTTTGATAAATATTGAAAATCGAAATTGGATTGATAATTTCATTTTCAAAAATAACGGAACATACTACTTGTTCATTAAAAAGGAAACCGAAGCTGTAATAAGTATCTTCACTTCACCAGATTTAGTTTCGTGGACAAAACAAGTTGATTCCATTTCTTCTCTTGCCGGAGTAGAAGCACCTTCCGTTTTGAAAATCGGGAGTACGTTCTACCTGTATGTGGATAATCCGGGTGGTCAAAATGGTGCAAATATGCAGTACTGCACATCGACAGATTTGCTTACATGGTCTGCGCCTAAGAGACTAATAACAGAACAAACAACAAGACATGGTAGCGTTTATCAAGTAAAAAATAGGGATGCAAAAACTATATTAAATGACTTTATGTCCACCAATACACTTAATAAAAAATTATCGAAATCGTTTAATTATGTGAATTTAGAAAGCCTTGCAAGTGGTGGGGTTATCAGTAATTTAAATATGGTCAATAACACGGTTTATTGTATATTTAGTCAAAATATTACGATCAATGCCACAAGTTTTCAAGATGACGGAACAGTAACACCTTATAAAGTTTATTTCGCTATATTTGCAGCACCTAATAGCAGTGGTTCTATAACCATTAAAAATAATAACGGCAAGATATACAATCCTTTACAACAAGACTTTATTATGACTCCTGCCAATCATTCTAATGCTATTTTAGAATTTTCGAGACCTTACGCTTCATCTAATGCAGAAGGATTACGATTATCGTCTGTGGATATACCAACAATTAATAATGCAATTAAAACTAATCTAAGTACGTTCACAAGAGTTGACTTATCGACATTGGCTACAGCAGGAGCCGTTTCTAATTTAGCAGTTGCGGATAATACGCTTTACTATACTGGAAATAACATTACAGTGAATAGCGTAACACTTTCCAATCTAACAAACGGTCGTGGACGATGTTATTTCATGTCATACGGCGCAGCAACCATCACATTTAAAAACGGAAGTGCCAACAATATTTATATGCCGAATTCAACAGATTTTGTTATCTCGGCAGCTAATGGAAACAATGAAAGCTATGTTGAATTTGTAAATGACTTAGGTGGATTGAGAAAAGTAAGGTAATACGTCTTTGGACAAAAGAGCGCAATAAACACTAATCTCTAAAGGAGGGATACCATGAGTTCCGAAATGCAGAAACCTTATTTAAAAAAGACATGCCAATACTGCAAGATCGGACAATCCCCGACTGCTGAGATTTGAAATGGAGGTTAGTATCTGCTAAAATAGTTGTAGGAGGTGTTTCTTTATGGAAGCATGGAAAACTATTTTAGGACACAACGGGTACGAAATCTCGGACTGCGGTAATGTTAGAGCAAAAGAAAGACAAGTAGTTTACAAAGATGGAAGAATAGGAAACTTTCCTGAACGGTTAATGAAACCAATGTTAACCAAAAAAGGGTACTATAAGGTCCACTTATCGTCGAATGTAACTAAAGGGTACAGAACATCCAAACTCATACACAGGTTAGTAGCAGAAATGTTTATTCCCAATCCTTTAAACAAACCACAAGTCAACCACAAGGATGGGAACAAACTAAATAATCACGTTACTAACCTGGAATGGGTTACAAATGACGAAAATCATAACCATAAGATAGAAAATAACTTAGCTCCAGTAACACACATCCCGAAAAAAGTAGGTAAGTTTACAAAAGATGGGGATTTAATCGAAGAATTTGATAGTATTTACTCTGCCGCTAAATCCATGAATGCCCGACAATGGGAAGTTTCTAGGTGTGCGAAAGGGGAAAGAAAAACATTTAAAGGGTTTGTATGGAAATACACCTAAACGAAAGAAGGTGATGCCATGCCATCGGAAATGCAAAAACCATTCGAAAAGAAAACCTGTCAAAACTGCAAAATCGGATTCTATATTATAGACGGAGATTGTGGGGACTGGTGGGCGAAATGTAATGAGTGCGGAGCTTTGTTATTTTGCTACAACCCAATGCCTCACCAAGCGACTTTTCATGCAGATAACCATAAATATAAAGCATTTTTTGGGGGCTATGGTTAGGTTCAGCCAAAACCTCCACTTGTGCCGCTGAACTAATCAAACTGACGTTATCAACTCCAAATGGTACTAGTTTAGTAGGTGCTGCAACCTTGCCGCAGCTAGAACAAACTGCCAAAAAGGATCTAATGAGTATGCTGCACCCATCCCTGATTGAGAACTATTCGGTTCAGAAGAACTACATTGATCTAACAAACGGTCACCGTATCCTCTTCAGGCCGCTCGATTCAGAGGGGAAAGCACGTTCCTTAAACTTATGTTTCATATGGGTAGAGGAAGCGTCTGAGGTGTCATTTGACTACATCGTACAGCTACAAACTCGTATGCGTAACCATGCAACAAAGAAACACCAAATGATTCTATCGTCTAACCCGGACTTAGGACACGTTAGGTCTGAGTTCCTTTTAAAAGCAGACAAGATATATGGATCAGAACGAAATTATTTCGTACCGGATGAAGAGAAGAACCCGAACATTGCGGTTCATATCGCTTCAACCCGTTTAAATAAATACTTACCACCGGATTACTACCAATCTACTGCACATGGTAAACCGAAATGGTGGATCGAACGATACCTGAATGCTTCCTTTGACTATGCAGAAGGAGCCGTTTATGCAGACTTTGGAGATCATATCGTCAAACCGTTTGAAATTCCTCAGTCCTGGGACCGATTAGGTGGAGCTGACTTTGGTATTAGGGATGCTACTGTACTTTTAATGGGTGCTATAGATCCTGACACAGGAATTGTCTACATCTATGACGAACATTATAAGAATAACCTCCCTGTTCCTGAACACGCCAAACGGATGCGTGACATGGTGAAGAAGGTTCCATACGGAAAACTCCGTGGGTTAGTGGGTGACCCAGCAGGAAAACGGAAAAACATCAATGATATGCGCTCAATCTTTGACCATTACGCAGAGTATGGACTATGGTTTAAAGATGGGGATAACCGAATAGATTCAGGGATTGCGAAAGTACAAGCCTATTTTTCTTTAGGTCGATTGAAAATCTTTAGTTCCTTAGCGAATACCATTCGTGAAGGACTTAATTATAAATACAAACCGGAAGAACTAGATTCAAAGAAAAACCCTGATAACAAACCGATTGACAAGGACAATCATGCGATGGACTCACTAAGGTACTTAGTTCAGGAGCTACCGGATGATCCAAGTCAATTGATTCAAAAATCATACCATGCCAGGAACTTTAAAGGTCCTACCGCTGATGATGGTTCGATTCCGTTTGAACTTCAAACAACCGACAACCAACCAGCAGGACATAACGCATGGCTATACTATTAGGAGGTTAATATGACCATCATTATCGCATTTGCTTTAGGTCTGTTAGCTGGAGCGATTCCGAAGGGAATCCATATTCATATCCATAAAGAACAACAGCAAAAAGAAGAGAAAAAAGCGGAATACAACGAATCTTTAACAAATATGCTTCCCCCTGAAGTACAACAGTATTATGCTAATACTAACGGACAAAATCGTTTTTAGGAGGTGTCTAAATGGCAGACAAAAGAGGGCAAGAGATATTAACCAAATTCAAGAAGGCTAAGAACAAGAAGGCGACAAGAGAACAGATTATGAAGGAACTGGATGCCTATGACCGGAACCAACAATGGGACCTACAGAACGCACCCGCATGGTTGCCTAAACCTGTTACCAACTTTGTTCACTTAGTTAAGTACACGAAACGTGCTGCACTTGCGATGGACAACCCCACAGGGAAGCTACGAGCTGTATCTCCTTTAGGTCGTGACCGTGTGGACAAATTGGACAAGGCCTATCAATATGTATGGGATCGTATCAAAGCTAGAAAAGTAGTTCGTGAGAACATCGAAACTGCAAAGCTATTAGGTACAGGGATTGCCCATGTTCATTGGGAAGAGTACAAAGAAGGCCGTATGGGTGCAACTGTCCAGGGTGATAAAGGGTTTATGTACGAAGGGGATATTTGCGTAAGAGAGATTGACCCTGCTTGTTTCTACCCTGATCCGTCTGCTTTCACCTTAGAGGATTGCCGATATGTTGCGGTAATGGAAAGAAAGTCATTGGATTGGGTAAAGAATCACCCGAAGTTCAAGGAAGCATCTTTAGATCAGATTGACAACTCCCTAAACAACCAAGACCGTGGGGAAATCTACAATCGTGATTACACCACTGAAGCAGAAGGGTTAGTCAATTTCCTTAGTTTCTATGAGAAGGTTCCAAACAATGAAGGTGGATACACGTATTATGTATCCTATATGGCAGGAGATAAGCTATTAGTTTATCGTCAACCACTCAGACCTAACCGCTATCCATTTGCGCTGCTATATGATTATAAGCAAAGACAAGAGTTTTGGGCCATGTCCACTTGTGAGTTCATCCTAGATAACCAAAAAATTATCAACAAGGTTGAGTCCATTATTGCCATGATTGGTACACTGATGCAGAATCCACAGAAGGTAGTTCATGCTCAGTCAGGGATTGATCCAAAAGATGTTTCCTTGTACGGAAATGCACCAGGGCAGACATGGGTAGCCAATATGCCAGCTGCACAAGCGATTACTTACATGGAACCACCACAGATTCCACAGGTCCTATTCAACCTATTGGAGAATGCAAAGCAAAATATCCGTGAAATTACAGGTATGAGTGAAGCATACATGGGTCAAACAGTGGGA